CGTGAGTTGAGAGCTTGTGCTGCAAAGAACATGGTAAGAGGATCACCCTTATCCATAGCAGCATCATACAAAGCAATCTCATTTTCGGAGAGGTTCTGACCAGCCCATTGAATCATGTTCTGATACGAATCCATACCACCAACTGATTCTTGGATCTGTTCTACATCCTCTTGAGTAGCTACTTCAGCTTGCTGTACTTCACCTTGTTTCTCAAGGAACATGTTAGCAACATCAATGGGATCCATCTTGCTAACTTCATCTACAATACCTTCATCCCACTCACCAGTACGGTAAGATTCCATGATAGTATCGAAGAGATCACCATCTACTTCAACCTCTTCTTCTTCTTGCTCCTCAGGCTCTTCTGTTGCTTGCTCTGTAGGAGTTTCTTCAGTTGATTGCGAAGAGAGACGCTTCTGTAGTTCAAGGTAACCACGTTCTAGTTCCTCTGCTGACTGATATTTACCAGCCAGTAGTTGTTGCTCCTGTTCAGCTAGTCGTTCACCGACTGCTAGGGAGTCAAGTTCTTCTGCAGAGAATTCACCTTCGACTTGTTCGGATGGATTAAGAGTAATTTCGTTTGCCATTTGCTGTGATAACGGTTAGATTGCCAAGACCAACAGTCTTGACGAAATCGGGGGAACGACCGATAGTAGGCTCACCAATCTTAGTACGTTTCATACTAGGAGCTGGTTCAGTAGTCTTAGTTTCTTCAGCCGAGGAGTCCACCTCCGGGGTTACCGGCTTCTTGCTGGATCGCTGCGGCTTGGTCGGGGTTTGTTTGTTCATTTTGTTGATTCATTAATTCTGGATTCTTAGATGGGTCTAGCATCGGTGCCTTAGTAAGGTTACCTGCTTGCTTCACCAACTCCATCTCCTGTGCTTCTTGCATATCCTCTGCTTGCTCTTGCTCCACTTGACTCATAGACTTAACAAGGTTGAGTGCATCAATACCTTGTGCTGCAGCAAGACGCTTAACAGCTTCGTCAAGGTTGAGATAAGTACCAAGAGCATCAGGTCCCAATGTTTGGGAAATGATAGTAAAGAACTGACCTAAGCTCTCTCGATCTTGACCCCTACCCAATGCATTAATACCTGCAACAATGGTAGGACGTACAAGATCTTTAGGGATCTTAGGGATGTCGTTGTTCTTTTGAAGTACAGAAAGCTTACGATTGAGATAAGGTACAAGGAACTCAACAGTAAGGAGAGAGAATAGTCCTCCTAGTTGTTGCTCTAGTTCCATCTGTGTCATACGTACCTCTTCAGCTGTAGTGCGTTCACTGTTCCTTACATTAAGGATCAGGAATGCTTCACTGAGACGACGCTCTAACACACCAGCCATATCCATAGCTGTCTTAAAGTCAGCTGTCTTACCAACCTGCACAACTGAGATGTCATCAGGACGCCCCTGAATGATGGCTCCGTTCCCCGCAGAGGAGAGTGTTTGTGGTTTGGTAGTACTAGAGGGGGATACGGTAAAGACCACCTTAGCGGCCACTGCAGAGCCCTCTACGAGAGCTTGCATAAGAGCTTCAAGTGAACGGAGATCACCAAGGAACTCCTCCACTCTACCACGTCCAAAAGATTCACCGTCTACAACGTTAAACCTAAGGACTAACCAAGGGTTAGCATCCAATGGTGCCTTACCTTGTGAACCAGGAATGATCTTATCAAAGACTTCCTGATACCACACAAAGCGATTGTTCTCTCGCTTAACATGGGTGTAAACATCAACGTCTTCATCATTATCTGTACCATCCTCACCTGGAGGATTGGCTGGATACGTTGCTGTCAAAATAGGAGACAAGAGCTTACGACTAATGCGTTCTCTTGTTACGATTTCTAAGACCTCACCGTTACCATCTCTGTCTACGACATACCTGTTCAATGGATATAGCTTAAGCCCCTTAGGACCCATGTAGATCAACGCATTACCACCAACAACCAAATGCTTTAGTGCTTGGTGTACAGTAACGCGATCACTAGATGCTGCTATGATTTCCATGACAGACCTTTCCATCTTCGCAAAGGAGATGTCAAGATCTGATCGTGCTTCCGCAGGTAGATCAACACCGATCTTTGAATCATCAATCTGTAGCTTAAAGAAGCTGGTTTGAGGAGGCAGTAGAGCTAGCATCAATTTAGATGCCAGAGTGACTACCCCCTTTGCACCAACGCTTTGCCATGGTGTGATCAACCTTAGGTTTGTTGACCGACTAACATCATCATCTTGTTGGATGAGAGTAGGTAGTGTCAACTCAGAACACTGAACAGCTGTGTCTAGAAACGTGGAACGATACTTACTTAAATAATCGTATCTTGTTTTAGCTGTCATTATGCATTCCAGGATTTAAATTTAAAATCTTTCTTCATTGAGCTAAGACCTTGGGCACCTTTACCTGCCTTTTGTCTAGCGGACCTAGCTTTCTTGAATCCAGTAGCCCATGATGCGAGATCAAGACCACCGGCTCCACTAGAGAGGGAGGTATCAACGGGCTCTTCCTCTGGGGTGATAGGGCCACCGCCACCACCACCTGTGATAGTACCATCACCGGTACCATCACCGTTACCATCACCGTTACCATCACCGTTACCACCACCGTTACCATCACCGGTACCATCATCATCAACCGTGGTATCATCACGGAAACGCTTAGGTACTTTGTACTGGTCACCTACACCTCTAACAGTTTCCTTACCTTTAGGGTTTAGGTCCATACCTTTATCTAGGAAGGTAGGATCTACAGCTTCCCTAACACCCTTCTTTTGACCTTTGAACCAGGTACCAGGAGAACCAGGATCTCCCATCATTCCTGCTAGTGCTGAGCCAATAGGACCAGCCCCGAAATCAAAAGAGCGACCAGGTTTGCTACCCTTCTTGATAAGCATATTAGCAGCACCAGACCTAAGGGTAATACCAGTCTTATCTTTGCCAGCTAGTTTTTTATTGATCTTATCGAGCTTCCCGATAACTCTACCTGGATCCTTATTAGATGCACCAAGGATTGTTTTAAGTTCACCCTTACTAAGACCACCACCACCTGAGATCCTCAAGCCCTGACCAACACCTTTGATCTTGACCTTCTTATTCCTCTTTCTTTGTTTGGATGGATCGGTAGAGATTTCGGTTGAGATTTCGGCAGGGCTTCCACCGTAGAGTCCGTCGAGAGTAAATGCGCTAGCATCTTTTCCCGACGACTCAATGGCTTTGTCCATACCAGTGTTCCATGGATCCGAACCGCGATACCAAGCACGCACGGCTTCATCAGACATAGCTCCAGCAGCCCAAACACCACCACCAGTTGCAGCGTCATAACCCTTTTGGCCGGGCATCATTGCACCAGGCACAAAACGAGTTTTGTAGGTTTTACCAGAACCTGCATCTACATAACTTTCCTTGACATGACTTGGGCGAGTAGGCGCTTGTGTCTGAACTGGCGTTCCTGCTGTATTTATATACATTGAAGCTGCAGGACTAGACCCAACTATAGGTGTGCTCCTAGCCTGTTGCTGAGCAGCCTGCCTTGCTTGAATTGCCGGAGCAGCTTTAGCCGTAAGTTTACCTGCCTTTCGAGTACTTACACCAGTTCTCTTTGCAATATAATCAGCGGACTTGCCTTGCTTAGCCATCCGATTTGCTTGACGCTTGTTCTTCTTAGCCATTGTTCTCTTCGTTGAGTTGATATTGAATCCACTCGACCACAGAACGTTGGCCGGAGCGGTACATAATTAATGAGTGTGGGTCATCCGGGTGGGGATTAGTTGGTGGGAAGTTCTCTTCAAGTTGTTGAAGAATAGAAGTTAGCTGAAGACCATGGGTCTCAAGCATATTGAGGGAGATTGGGGTTTGCATGTTCAAAGAAGGCAGGCATACGTGCTCGCTTTGTATCAGAAAGCTCTGGTGCTTTTCCTTGATACATAAGATTATCGCTTTGAGTCAACCAAAAATTTTTGTCGAGAAATTTTTCACTAGTATTTCTACCTAGTGGCTCAAGAACCCAATTAATGGTTGCCTTCCTGAGCTTATCGAGAGAAGGACTCCAAGTGAGACCAAGCTCACTACATACCAAGCTATTCGCTGCAACATGGACTTGTTCATCACGTGAGATGTCTGCACTTACTGTTCGGAGACCAGCGTCACCATTAAACCGAAAGAATGGGAGTAGAACGAAGAAAATTGCACGTTCGGCAACCAATGCTTTGAGCATCGTGTGATCTGGATGCGAAGTCCACGCCTCTCGGAGCTTAAGTGCTTCGGCCTCAGCTTTCGCATCAGTACCAAGAGCATTGGCGACATAACCAAGAGCCAAGTCGTGGTTTTCTTCGTCTTTGATATTAGATTGGAGTAGTTCCCTCGCCAGAACTGGAACGTCAGAGGCAATGGCATCTCGGATAAACTCACCCACAGGTAGTTCCATGTGTCGGATAGCGAGAGCCCGGAAGATTGTTTCTTCAGCACCTTCATTCAGTTTACCAGCAGTGGTTTGGACAGGAGTCCATGTACGTTTACGATTAAGTAGTTTTTGATAGGGGTTCATTCGCCGCAATTACAATCAGGAGCAGGATCATTTAGAAGAGACTCCAAGTATGCGTCAACGTCACCTTCATCCAATGCAGCATAAGCACTAGACTTGTCTTGAACGTCACCCATTACTTGAAGTGAATAGTAAAGAGAAGTCTGTGGACTTGCTAACCAATCTTCGATGAATTGCTCATCATAGGTAACCACATCTGACCAGCTGTTGAAGGAATAACCATGCAACAATCCGGTACTATCGAGCAGTCGGATGATACCATCAACTACTCGCTTATAAGCTTCCCAGCCAACTTCAGCCGCGATCTCAACAGGACCGTAGTCAAAGCTCTGGACACCAAACGTACCGCTGTCACGGTCAACTTGACGGGCAATGGGAGGGGCGATCTCAGGACAGGTTGTGTACCCATCGAGATCAGTGTAACGATAGCTGCAGGAGGCTGTAGGAGCGATGGCAAAGGCACGTTCCATACGATTGAACTTAGCCACCTCTGCAGCCGCCTTAATGGCGCTCTGAAGCTCCTTAGCGAGCACGTATGCACCATCAGCTTCAGCAGGAGTGATACCAGCATTCAGGTAAGTGAGAGCCTTACCGAAAGCTTGGTAGGTTACTCCATAGCGTCGGAGAAGGTTGGCAAGTCCCAGCATTCCGAGACCGACTTGGCGATCAGTCTCTGGAGGCAGGTATTCTCCGCTTTCTCCAACACCTGTTTTGCTGTGAAGGCTACACAGTTCGGACATTCCGTT